ATTTTACTCATCATCCTTCACATCTGGCTCTGTAGACAGGGTGGTGATCACTTCTGGAGTAAATCCAGATTAAACATCTCATTGCTGATGCTTGATATTGAGCATCTGGCGCGCAGTAAGGGGCTGCGTTGAGATAAGAGCCAGTTCATTACAAAGCCTATCTACGGGTGGGCTTGATAATGAAACCGTGATTTACATCCCTCACAATCCAGGTATGTAAAGCTGGATTATGCGAGAACGGATTTAACTAAATCTGTGCACCACCAGTTACGGCAGTACCACGAAGCAACCCAAGCCAGTAAGTGGGGAAATAACACTGGCAGCCACTGAAAGATGAACCTCCAGCCTTATGGCAAAAAAGATTCTTTGTGGTGGCGGACTGATGGAAAGACATCCTAATCAAGCAACCACTCCACAGGGTCATAATTATGAACGGCCAGCAAATCGAAAAAGAAATCGTTGAGAAAGGCAAAACGGCACCGCGAATCACCCCGCAGCACATCGAAGACGTGATTAAAAGCGAGCATTACTTTACTGCTTATGATGGACGAAATGGTGCCATTTCCAGCAACGAATATTGTGGCAGGGAAAAACCAGAGGAAGGCGATCGTGATTTATCACCATTGAAGTTGCTCACTTTCTGCGTACTGGTGCTGAAGAATGGCTTCACCGTCACCGGAGAGAGTGCCTGTGCAAGCCCGGAAAACTTTGATGCAGAAATTGGCCGGAAGATTGCCCGGCAAAATGCTGTAAACAAAATCTGGATGCTCGAAGGTTACTTGCTGAAGCAGAAGCTAAGCGAACAGTAGTTATTACAAAAGCCATTCCCTACAGAGTGGCTTTGATAATGGCTTATACCCTACACGGGATAACTTAACTGATATCCCTTTTAACGGATAAACGGAGCCAACAATGGCAGAGATTATTCCCATGACTGAAGAACAGAAATTCCAGTTAGAGATTTACAAACTGGTCATGAACCAGAACGCAGCTGCAGAGGAAGCATTTCAGTTCATTGGCACTGACGAACTGAAGCTTGAGCTATTCAAAATTCACTTCCAGTCAGGCGGCGCCAATTCGGATATCACGACCCGCACTATCGAAGCGGTGCGTAAATCGAAAGAAGCGTTAGACCTGTTCACCACCGGAGCATGATGTGAGCCGCGTAATCAATTTGGGTAAGGAGAAGAAATTCCCAATTACTCAAGAGCTATACGAGAGGCTGGAAAGCGTCATCCATGATTATGGTGAAATCAGTGTATGTGAGGCGATTGGCACACTCGAATTGCTGAAGCAGTCATTGATTGAAAGCATGAAGAGCCAACGACCTGAAATAACAACTAAGTGAGATAAATATGGCGACTGAACCAAAAGCTGGTCGCCCCTCTGATTATATGCCGGAGGTGGCTGACGATATCTGCTCGTTGCTTTCTTCTGGCGAAAGTTTGCTGAAAGTATGTAAGCGTCCTGGTATGCCGGATAAGTCCACTGTTTTCCGCTGGTTGGCAAAGCATGAGGATTTTCGCGACAAGTACGCGAAGGCAACTGAGGCACGAGCTGATTCTATTTTCGAAGAGATATTCGAAATTGCTGACAATGCGATTCCAGATGCTGCTGAGGTGGCAAAGGCAAGACTTCGCGTTGATACCCGCAAATGGGCGCTGGCCAGAATGAATCCCCGTAAGTATGGCGACAAGGTAACTAATGAGCTTGTCGGCAAAGACGGAGGCGCAATTCAGATTGAAACATCACCGATGAGCACTCTATTCGGAAAATGACCTCGATTAATCCTATCTTTGAACCGTTCATTGAGGCGCATCGCTACAAAGTCGCCAAAGGCGGTCGAGGTAGCGGTAAGTCATGGGCAATCGCGAGACTGCTTGTTGAAGCGGCGCGTCGGCAGCCTGTGCGTATTCTCTGCGCTCGTGAACTGCAAAACAGTATCAGCGATTCAGTAATCCGGTTGCTTGAAGACACCATAGAGCGGGAGGGGTATTCGGCTGAGTTTGAAATTCAGCGTTCCATGATTCGTCATCTCGGAACGAATGCTGAGTTCATGTTCTACGGCATCAAAAACAACCCGACGAAGATTAAATCGCTCGAAGGCATTGATATCTGCTGGGTGGAAGAAGCGGAAGCGGTAACAAAGGAATCGTGGGATATCCTGATACCAACCATCCGCAAGCCGTTCTCTGAAATATGGGTGAGCTTTAACCCGAAGAACATACTCGACGATACCTATCAGCGATTCGTAGTAAACCCTCCCGATGATATTTGTCTGCTGACGGTGAACTACACCGACAACCCGCACTTTCCTGAAGTTCTCCGTCTGGAGATGGAAGAGTGTAAACGCAGAAACCCGACACTGTATCGTCACATCTGGCTTGGTGAGCCGGTAAGCGCAAGTGATATGGCAATCATCAAACGTGAATGGCTTGAAGCCGCAACCGATGCGCACAAGAAACTCGGATGGAAAGCGAAAGGCGCTGTTGTTTCTGCACATGACCCGTCAGATACAGGGCCGGATGCTAAAGGTTATGCATCGCGTCACGGTTCGGTAGTTAAGCGCATTGCCGAAGGTCTGCTGATGGACATCAATGAAGGTGCTGACTGGGCAACTTCGCTGGCGATTGAAGACGGCGCTGACCACTACTTGTGGGATGGCGATGGCGTTGGTGCAGGGCTACGCAGACAGACAACGGAAGCATTCTCCGGCAAGAAAATTACCGCCACGATGTTCAAGGGCAGCGAATCGCCATTCGATGAAGATGCGCCTTATCAGGCCGGAGCATGGGCTGATGAAGTCGTACAGGGTGACAACGTTCGCACTATTGGCGATGTGTTCCGCAATAAGCGAGCACAATTCTATTACGCGCTGGCTGACAGGCTGTATCTGACATATCGGGCGGTTGTTCACGGTGAGTATGCAGACCCAGACGACATGCTGAGTTTCGACAAAGAAGCGATAGGCGAGAAGATGCTGGAGAAGCTGTTTGCAGAACTGACGCAGATTCAGCGCAAATTCAATAACAACGGGAAGCTGGAGCTAATGACTAAGGTCGAAATGAAGCAGAAGCTCGGTATTCCATCTCCTAACCTGGCTGATGCGCTGATGATGTGTATGCATTGCCCGGCATTGGTCCGCGAAGAAACAGAAATATACGTTCCCTCATCCTCCGGTTGGTAAACATGGCAGAGACATTAGAGAAAAAACATGAGCGGATCATGCTCAGGTTTGACCGCGCCTATTCTCCACAGAAGGAAGTGCGCGAAAAGTGCATTGAAGCTACGAGGTTTGCTCGTGTCCCCGGAGGTCAATGGGAAGGAGCAACGGCGGCTGGAACTAAGCTTGATGAGCAGTTCGAGAAGTATCCTAAGTTTGAAATCAATAAGGTAGCAACTGAACTTAACCGCATCATTGCAGAATACCGCAATAACAGAATCACTGTTAAGTTTCGTCCTGGTGACAGAGAGGCAAGCGAAGAGTTAGCCAATAAATTAAATGGTCTGTTCCGTGCTGACTACGAAGAAACTGATGGCGGTGAGGCTTGCGATAATGCATTTGACGACGCTGCTACTGGTGGTTTCGGTTGCTTCCGTTTGACGTCGATGCTGGTCAATGAATACGACCCCATGGACGATCGTCAGCGTATTGCTATTGAACCAATATACGACCCGTCGCGCTCTGTGTGGTTTGACCCTGACGCTAAGAAGTACGACAAATCTGACGCGTTGTGGGCGTTCTGTATGTATTCGTTGTCACCTGAAAAATATGAGGCTGAATACGGGAAGAAACCTCCTACTTCTCTGGATGTAACGTCTATGACCAGTTGGGAATATAACTGGTTTGGTGCAGATGTTATTTACATAGCGAAGTATTACGAAGTTCGTAAAGAGTCTGTTGACGTCATCAGTTATCGACATCCAATCACTGGAGAGATTGCAACATACGACAGTGATCAGGTTGAAGATATTGAAGATGAACTGGCAATAGCTGGATTTCATGAAGTGGCAAGGCGCTCAGTGAAGCGCCGTCGTGTGTATGTATCCGTAGTGGATGGTGATGGTTTCCTTGAGAAACCTCGACGTATTCCTGGTGAGCATATCCCCCTCATCCCGGTTTATGGAAAACGCTGGTTCATTGATGACATTGAGCGTGTCGAAGGGCACATTGCAAAAGCAATGGATCCACAGCGTTTGTATAACCTTCAGGTATCAATGCTGGCTGATACTGCAGCGCAAGACCCCGGTCAGATCCCTATAGTTGGCATGGAGCAAATTCGTGGACTTGAGAAGCACTGGGAGGCTCGCAACAAGAAACGACCAGCGTTCTTGCCGTTGCGCGAAGTGAGAGATAAATCTGGCAACATTATCGCTGGAGCTACCCCGGCAGGATATACACAGCCTGCGGTTATGAATCAGGCATTGGCTGCATTACTACAGCAAACCAGTGCAGATATTCAGGAGGTTACAGGCGGCAGTCAGGCCATGCAGCAGATGCCAAGTAATATTGCTCAGGAAACGGTTAACAACTTGATGAACAGAGCAGATATGGCTTCGTTTATCTATCTGGACAATATGGCGAAAAGTCTTAAACGCGCTGGTGAAGTATGGCTGTCAATGGCGCGTGAAGTGTACGGTTCAGAACGTGAAGTGCGCATCGTTAACGAAGATGGAAGTGATGATATCGCTGTCCTGAGCGCACAGGTTGTTGACAGGCAAACAGGGGCTGTTGTTGCGTTAAATGACCTTTCTGTCGGTCGATACGATGTGACGGTTGATGTTGGACCAAGCTACACAGCACGACGTGATGCAACGGTTTCTGTACTGACAAATGTCCTTAGCTCTATGCTTCCAACAGACCCAATGCGCCCGGCAATTCAGGGTATTATTCTGGACAATATCGATGGCGAAGGCCTTGATGACTTCAAAGAGTACAACCGAAACCAACTGCTGATATCTGGTATTGCAAAACCACGCAATGAGAAAGAGCAGCAGATTGTTCAACAGGCGCAAATGGCAGCACAAAGCCAGCCAAATCCTGAAATGGTTCTCGCTCAGGCGCAAATGGTAGCAGCGCAGGCAGAAGCGCAAAAAGCAACTAACGAAACTGCTCAAACTCAAATCAAAGCATTTACTGCCCAGCAGGATGCGATGGAGAGTCAGGCAAACACTGTCTATAAACTGGCTCAAGCCAGAAACATCGATGACAAAGCAGTGATGGAGGCAATACGCCTTCTGAAAGATGTCGCCGAGTCACAACAACAGCAATTCCAGTCACCACCACAGTCACCGGCAGACTTAATGCCGAGTTAACCAGGAGTAATCAATGGAAAACGAACTGATCATCGACGGTCAGGTTATTGACCTGTCTGAAACACAGGAAAATGCAGAAGAAACCATCATCCAAACAGAGTCACAGCCTGAGAATGAAAGCCAGGATGACAACGGTAAAGAGGTGGCAACTGAGCCTGAAAAAACCGAAGAGACACCAGAAGATTACGCCTTGCGTATTGGTGATGAAGAAATTCAGCTTAACGCTGACGATGATGATCACATTGACGGGCAACCTGCACCACAATGGGTGAAAGATCTTCGCAAAGGCTTCAAAGAAACACAGAAAGAAAACCGTGAGTTGCGCCGCCAGCTTGAGGAAGCATTAGCCAAGCCTGCGGAACATCAGCAACCACAACCAGACGCTATTCCACCAAAACCGACTCTTGAGTCGTGTGATTATGACGAACAGGCGTTTGAACAGGCATTGACTGATTGGCATGAGAAAAAAGGCCGTGTCGAACAGCAGCAGCAACAAAAACTACGTCAGCAACAGGAATACCAACAGCGTTTCCAGCAAAGGGTAGAAGCGCATAAACAACGGGCAGCCAAACTTCCTGTGAAAGATTATCAGGAAATGGAGGCCATTGTTCTTAGTGAGCTACCACCAATTCAGCAGGAAATCATCATTCACTGTGCAGACGAAGGCTCTGAACTACTCGCCTATGGCTTAGGTAAGAGCCAGCAATTACGCCAGCGTGTAGCCGCTGAGACAGATCCAATTCGCGCAGCATTCCTCTTGGGGCAGATTAGCAAACAGGTAAGCCTTGCTCCAAAACCAAAGAAAGCCATCAAGCCAGAGCCGGAAGTACGTGGTGGCGGTGCTGATGCGAAACAAGACGAATTCAACAAATTATGCCCCGGCGCAAAAATCGAATAAGGAAAAGATAAATGCCTAACAATCTCGACAGTAACGTCAGTCAAATCGTTCTGAAAAAATTCCTTCCGGGTTTTATGTCAGATTTAGTTCTGGCGAAAACCGTAGACCGTCAGTTGCTGGCAGGTGAAATCAACTCCAGCACTGGCGATAGCGTTAGCTTTAAACGTCCGCATCAATTCTCATCCCTCCGTACTCCCACTGGTGATATTTCAGGGCAAAATAAAAACAACCTGATCTCAGGTAAAGCTACGGGGCGTGTAGGTAACTACATCACTGTTGCTGTTGAATATCAGCAACTGGAGGAAGCGATCAAGCTTAACCAACTGGAAGAAATTCTCGCGCCGGTTCGCCAGCGAATCGTTACCGACCTTGAAACAGAGCTTGCTCACTTCATGATGAATAACGGTGCGTTGTCACTTGGTAGCCCCAATACTCCAATCACCAAATGGTCTGATGTTGCGCAGACGGCATCTTTCCTGAAAGACCTCGGCGTTAATGAAGGTGAAAACTATGCTGTAATGGATCCATGGTCTGCACAGCGACTTGCTGATGCGCAGACTGGTTTGCACGCTTCAGATCAATTGGTTCGTACTGCATGGGAGAATGCGCAGATTCCAACCAATTTTGGCGGCATTCGCGCACTGATGTCTAATGGGCTTGCCTCTCGTACGCAGGGGGCATTTGGAGGAACACTGACAGTCAAAACACAGCCAACTGTTACCTATAACGCAGTTAAAGACTCATACCAGTTCACTGTAACATTGACCGGAGCGACAGCCAGCGTTACAGGTTTTCTGAAAGCTGGTGATCAGGTTAAATTCACCAATACCTACTGGCTGCAACAGCAGACCAAACAGGCGTTGTATAACGGAGCCACACCAATTAGCTTCACTGCAACGGTTACTGCTGATGCTAATTCAGACAGCGGTGGCGATGTGACGGTTACGCTTTCTGGTGTTCCGATTTATGACACTACAAACCCGCAGTACAACTCTGTAAGTCGTCAGGTAGAGGCAGGCGATGCCGTATCTGTAGTAGGCACTGCTAGCCAGACAATGAAGCCAAACCTGTTCTATAACAAGTTCTTCTGTGGACTTGGCTCTATCCCACTGCCGAAACTGCACAGTATTGATTCTGCTGTTGCAACATATGAAGGTTTCTCCATCCGCGTACATAAATACGCAGATGGCGATGCCAACGTGCAAAAAATGCGCTTCGACTTACTTCCTGCATATGTGTGCTTTAACCCTCACATGGGCGGTCAGTTCTTCGGTAATCCGTAATAACAAGGGGCTTACGCCCCTTTTATGTTTTAAGGAAACAATATGGATCGCATGAGTGTATTCCTTGCCGCAGATAACGAATCCGGACATGTACAGGCCGTTATCGCAGAAAAAGACTTCCAGTTTTTCGAAAAGTTGGGCTTTGTTGCCTCAGTTGATGAATTGAAACCGACCAGTAAGCGAGGTCGTAAGGCGGCAGACAATGGCAACAGTACTGACAAAGGGTGAGATCGTCCTTTTTGCGCTTCGTAAGTTTGCTATTGCTTCTAATGCATCGCTGACTGATGTTGAGCCGCAATCAATTGAAGATGGTGTAAATGATCTGGAAGATATGATGTCCGAGTGGATGATTAACCCCGGCGACATTGGTTACGCTTTCGCAACTGGAGATGAGCAGCCATTACCAGATGATGAGTCAGGTCTTCCAAGAAAATACAAACACGCAGTAGGCTATCAGTTATTGCTGAGAATGCTATCTGATTACAGCCTTGAACCAACTCCGCAAGTTCTCAGTAACGCCCAACGCTCATATGATGCCTTGATGACCGACACTCTGGTTGTTCCTTCAATGCGACGACGTGGAGATTTTCCTGTAGGACAGGGTAATAAATATGACGTGTTTACATCTGACCGATATTATCCAGGCGATCTCCCTCTGATTGATGGCGATATCCCAAACGCATAGGTGAATAAATGCCGATTCAGCAACTTCCGCTTATGAAAGGTGTCGGCAAAGACTTCCGAAACGCCGACTATATC